GGTGCTGTTGCCGGTGTTACCTGACAGGCCAATGCAATCCCCGGCTTGGATTGCTTGGCCAACAGATACCAGGGGCTTTGAGAAGTGGCCATAAATGGATTGGCCCCAATCATGATCTACCCGGACGTGGGTACCGTAGCCTCCGGAATCAGCACGGACCACGGACACAATACCAGGGTCACAGGCATAAACCTTGGTCCCGGTCACGACCGCGAAGTCAATACCATTATGGCCTTTCAATCCGTAGGCCGCATAAGCGGCCGGGTTTACTCCGAAGACCTGGGATATTCGACTATCGGGGGGGATTGGCCAGCAAGTGATCATAAATTTATTCTCCAGATTTAACCAGAGCGATTAATTTTGAAAAGAGATAATAAAAATAAAACATCGATTCATTCAGAAACTTTGAGAAACAGGACGTTTTAGCTAAAAAAATAAACATTCTTGTAAGCCTCCTGCCCCGGCCGGTGGGCAAGGTCGACCGGGGCATATGATTCCGGCAAATACACCGGAACCTTCGGGGAGGGGAGGAGGCCTACCCAGAGGGTTTATTCGTCTTAGGTTTGGTTAGAGCAGCACGGACCAGCGAGGTCTGCATGGTTAGCGGCCGCTCGAACGCGACTCCGGTGATGTAACCTCCGATGACCACGCAGATAGAGATCAATTGTTCGGGTGATAACTCGAAGGGCAGCAGGATATTAAAGGCGTTCAGGAATAGCATAAGCAAGCCTATGACGGCAGCCCAGAACTTGCGGCTTTGGAAAACTCCCTTCCATCCGCCAGGTCCAGGGTCGACTGCCACACCGAGCAGGTAAGACACGATAATGATCAGGAACCCTGCTCCGGCCTCGGTGTCTATTTCGAAGCCAGGTAAAAAAGCGGCCACGACAATGACCAGCAAGGCCAGCAGGGCCATGTAGAACTTGCGGGAAGTAAACAAACTTGTCATGATTTATCCTTTCTCTAAAAGAGATTGCTTCACCCCCTTGCGGGGGTTCGCAATGACGGAGGGGGTTAAATGCGCTGATCGAAATTAGCGCGGGCGCCGAAGAGAACAAAAGCGGTAGTGGCCGCGGCGTCAACGACCATGGACAGCCAATAAATATCATTGGAGCCAACCCAGGCAGGGGTATCAAGCGTAACCGTGAGGGTATGGTCGCCCTGGGCTTTGCGCTCGGCGGCGGTATCATGGCCGGTGTCCAGGGTAATAGCGGTGATGGATGTACCAGCCGCGGCGACTACGGTGGCGGGCAGGGTTACCTTGTCGAGGGCAACCGAAGCCACATCATCGGCGGCGGTGGTGATCTTGTAGAACAGGTCAATGCTCTTGAGCCTGGCACCCTTGCGGAATGAGGAATTTTGCGGGACGGTGACCGGGACCAGGATGGTAAACGACGCATCCGCGGCGGAGCGAACATCTGAAACCAGGTTGCTGGCTATGGTGGGGGTCCAGGTACCGGCGGTCTTTTGGATGGCGGCCGGGGGGATAAAGACGCTTGCGTGTGTGTCATGAACGTAACCCATTTTGAAAACTCCTTTCTTTGTGTCAGGGGTGAGGGTTTACTGCGTTCTTTTCCGGAAAATACACCGGAACCTTCGGAGTGGTAAACCCTCACCAACCTTTTTCTTATGCTAAAGCGAAGCAGCCCCTATGTTGTTTTCCGGTCAATACACCGGAACCTTCGGAGTGGGGTGCTGCTGAGCAGCTAAACTTAATTGGCGACGTTGCTCTTATGGAGCGGCCTAAAGTCATTAACCCAAACCGCGAGGAAATGGCGAACCTTCATGCGGTGCTCGTCGTTCATGAACACGGCCGGGGACAATTCATCTCCGGCAATAAAGATCTCGGGCATGATGCCGAAGCGCTCGCCAACATAGATGGATGGGGATACCCTGGGGTCACAGACGGCGGCCCAATCGGTGGCGTCCGTCCATTCGGGGACGGTGATCACATCGCCAGGCTTGCCGCGCTGGAGGTTTTCGCTGTAGATGGTGGCGGCATTTTCCAAGGACGGGTACAGGATTTTCATGGCGGTTAACTGTAGGACGCGCGGGACCAACAGGTATTTGGGATTAATGGCCATTTTGGGGCCGGTGCCATAGAAACCGGTATCCTGCTTGATGAGCATGGGCTGATTGTAGACCGCGGCGGAGACCACTTCCCACTCGGCGGCTGCCAGGGCTGTAGTTAACAGGTTGGCGTGGCCTCCCTTGGTGGTGACGGCGGTGGCATTGAACAATGCTCCGGTGTCGGCCATGGTTGGGCCAATGCCTGCATTGGCGGTGAAGATGGCGGAAACCAGGCTTGATATTTTACGCAATCCTGCGGCGGCAAGTTCGCGGGGATAAGCGGCCAGCTTGCGGGTTTCGTCCCGGTCAATGAGTTCGAGCGTGAGCGGAATATAACCACCATACTTAACGAAGCTGGCGGTCTCGGGGGAATCGCCGATCGCAAGTTCTGTGTACTCGGCTCCTTCGGCCACTTCGGGCAGGGTGCCGACGGTGCCAATGAGGGTCCCGGTCACGTCCTGGATGGACCCGAAATGTTCAACGGTGCTGATTGCGTTCCACCAGTCATACCCGGCGGCTCCCAACTCGGCCCAACGCTCGACAACAATTTTATTGAGGGCGTTCTTGACAAGGCCGGTAAAGTCGGCGGTCGTGGCCAGGCGGACACGATCCTTGAAGTAACCGCCATGCAGGTCGTCATCCCCGGTGAGCATGAGGTAAAGTTCGCGGATGCCGGACAGCCTTGCAACCTTGGCGGTGGCTGCAGCCTGGTCCCTGGGAGCACCTAACAGGTCATCAACGGCGGCCTGGATCTGGTCCTCCGAAGAGAACATGCCGGACACACGGCCGGGACCCTGCACGGTGAGGGATCCGGTAAGTTCCGAGACCAGGCTGCGGGCGTCTTCGATGGCCTGGTTCAACTCGGACGGCTCGAACACGCGGGCGGTAAACTGCTTGCGGACCTGGTCAGCGGCGGGCCTGGGGAGATTGGCGGCAGTGAGGGCGCTCTCGAGAAGATGGCCGCACATTTCTGCGCGGACCTGGCGGGCGGCGTCTACTTCGGCCTGGATACGTTCCTGCTCCTGCATAAGGGAACGGACGGCCTCCTGTTCCTGGTGCAAGGGGCCAACTTCGGGGGGTTGCAACTCGTTAGGTAATGGCATGGTTTGGGTACTCCTTTCTGAATGAGAACTATTATCTTCTGCGGAAATTTGAGCGAGGTCTGCGCCGCGGCGCAGGGCAAGCGGGCTTAAATCCTCGTAGCCCAGGGCATTGAGGGCACGTTTGAACGCGCCGCCGCGGGCGGGGTTATAGACCAGGTCGACTGAATACACCTTGAGGATGTTCTGAACGTCCTTACCAATGGCGGTAAAGGTAACATCGGCGGAGAATCCGACCCTGGGCTTTGGATCTTCGGACAGCATTTGATGGCCTATCTCGGCAAGCAGGGGGGCGGATGGCCCGATCGGATGCAGGGTGAGGGCGATTCCCTGTGCTGATTCGTCCCAGGTAGGGGCGTCAAACACTCCGGCCAGGTCCTTGAGCGAATGACCAAACCAGGCATGATCGATAAAGCACTCAGTACCCGACCAGAGCGGGAGCGAAGCCTTAAGCGATTCGGCTGAAAACTTCCAGCCGTTGCCGTCCCCGGCGGTGATGGCCAGGACCTCAAATGTTCCCTGGGGTGTGGGCGATCCCGTGAGGGATAAAGCGAATCTATGTTCTATCATGGTGCCTCTCCTTTCTGTGAACAAACCGGCTGTGTCTGGTAGAGTCGAGGGTAGGCGCTATCTTGTTAGCGCGGTTTCGGGATCCTTCGATGTAAAGACCGCAAATAAGGCAGTAAGTACCGCGCGGGTAAGAGATCCAATCATGAGAACAACCTGCCTCATGGCAGAAGAACCCTTTATTGTTTGGCCTGGTATTATCTTTGCAAGTTGACAAGGGAGCCCTCCCTAAATCGTATTAATATAACCCCCCATATATGGGGGTATGGGACAATTACTCAATGAGGAAGTCCTTTCCATATACTGGCGGAAAAGGGTGTATGGAAAAAATACCTACTACTATTATTTAAATTAGAAGAGAGTCGAGGAATCAGAGTAGCAGCAGCAGTTTTTAAAAGCAATAGTATGGAAAAATTCCATACTATGCGGCGCACAGTAAAGAACCAGGAGACCGTATAAATAGAAAATATTTTCTCTTTCATAGGGCGACATCCGGATCCGTCAACTTGGACGGTAATTTAGATTTGGTCTGATCGTCAGGCTCTTCGGTGGAAACTGGCAGCCTGGGGGGCGGGGCTGCCTT